GGCGATGGCTTGCCGTCGAGCATCGGGTACTCGGCTTCGAGCCGCGTCTGCAATACCGGGAAGGCACGGAACAGGTCGCGGCTGTTGTGGATGTCGGCCTCGCGCGCGGCGGCGTAGGTCTTGCCACCCTTGAAGTCGTACTGCTGCTTGATCTGCGCTTCCAGTGCCTCGGCCTCGGCCATGGTGTCGGCGAAGTGCATCTGGACGTGAGCCGGGTCTGACTCGTTGGCGCTGATCCACTTCCTGTCCGCGTCGGTCTTGCCCTCCTCATGCTGCACATACTCCTTGGACTTGGCCGACACTACATAGTCGCCGAACCGCTTGAGCGGCGCGTAGGTATCCGACGGACCCTTCGTCCACAGCTTGCTGAACTTTCTCAGGACTAGGTCACGCTCCTTGACCAGTTCGGCTTTCTTGGCAGCGTCCGTTTCTTGGGCGATGCGCTTGCTGTACTCCCCGCCGACCTCGTCCTCGATGAGTTTCTTCTTGAGCGCGAGTACGTCCTTGCCATGCTGGAACACAGCCTTGACCAGTTGCTGCCCCGTCGCCGACAGCGCGTTGATGCCAGTGGTACTGCCAGTGGTAGTCGCGTCGTGCAAGAACTTGTTGACGCTGCCAGCGCCCGTGCCGCGCTCGCGTTCCGGCAGTTGGTCGTACAACTCGGCGATCTTGGCTACCGGAGCCTCGAACTCCCGGCGCGCGCCTTCCCGCTGCTTGGTGGCTTCGACGTAGTCGCGCACTTCCCCCAAGCCATTCGCAGCGGCGAGGTCGGCGATGTCCTCGGTAATCATGAACCCAAGGCCATGCCTTTGTGCAAACTCGTGGACTTTGCTCAGGTGTTTGCGCGACGCGAAACTCTGTCCCGCTCCTAGCGTCCTTCCCGCATTAGCCGCAGGTGCTCCTGTGCGTCCTTGGCCTTGGGCGCGGTTTTGATTGCTCGCTCCAGTAGATTGACGTAGTCCGGTGCTGTCTTCCGCATTCCCTCGGTTTCCGCTGGTCCCAGCAGTCCCTCCAGCATCGCCTTCGCCCCCGACGCGTTCTTCCCCACCTTCCAAGCGGATGCCACGATTCTTGAGATTTCCACTGTTCGACTCCTTGACGAAATAATCGAATACGTGACCATAATCCTTGGCGATGAGTTGCAGGTCCATCACTGCCCGTTGCACATCGTCCGACAGCGACAAGGTAACAAGCATCCGCTGCACCTCGGGGATGAACCCTGTCTCGCTGTGATTGCGCTCGGGGTGGTGCGCTATTTCATGGACCATGGTGCCAGCGAACGCTATCGGCATGTCGTCGATGTTGTCGCTCTTGAACACAGTTGGATTCAACATCATGGCTTTGAACGGAACCACGGTGTTGACGCCGTAATACTTGGTGTCGATGCTTACCCCGACCGGCACGCTGCCGAGGTCGGCATACTTCGCACCGCCTAGTTTCACCGCAGCATCGCGTATGCGCTTGAACGCACGGGCGAAGCCAAGCAGATAACCGTTGACTGCGTCTTCCCCGAGTGCAGCCCGCGCCTCGTCCAGATAGGGCTTGTCATTGAGCAGCACGTTGTCGTGGACGATCAACTTGTTGGGGTCGATCAAGTCCTGACTGACCCGGAATTGTCCGGGGTCGTGCTTCATTGCTTTCAGGTCTTCCTTCGTCAACTCCGGCATCGCCCGGTTGTTGACGTACATCCGTCCATCGCGCAACTCGACCTTGTCGCCCTTGTTGATGTTCAGCGTAGTGCCCGCTGCCGCCTTGGGTACGTTGAGGTCGACTTCTTTTTCAGTTTTGCCATCCTCCGAAAATAGCGATAGCGCCCCAAACGACTGCGAACTTTGCTCGCTCACCGTGTTGGCGTACATGGCGGCGAGGTAGTTCAGCAACGTCTTGAAGTCACTCTCGGCGGAACGCGAGAACCCTTTCCGGTTGAGCGCAATCGGGTAGTTCGGGGCGTCGGCTTTTACATCCGGCTCGATGTTGAAAAAGAACTTGTAGGGCGCTGGAGCAGAAAACGGATCACCGGGTTCTTTGCCAATCTTGGCATAGAACTGAACGATGCCGTTCGACAGCATGGTCACGTTCTCAAAGCCCGGATATTCCATCGGCTTCACCAACACACGGACCTTGCCCCATGCGAACTTCGGCACGGCCAGCACCGTCCACTCATCTGCGGGGAAGTTGTTGCCAATGTCTATCAAATCCCCGTTAAGCTTGACACTGATTGGCTCAAACAGCGGACTTGATTCCAGTATTTCTCTGGCCCGATACCGAGGAGGAAACTTGATCTCGTCGGTGGTGTCGGTCGCCTCGTTATAGAAAGTCTTGGGCACCTTGACTGTTATCGTCGTGCCCGATGGGTCGGTGGTTTTCTTTGTATGGATGTCCGGTGCTTTCGTCGGATCGGAAAACGACTCCATCAACTGGGTACCGGACGTATTCAGCGTGCTTTCGACACCGTTGCGCACCGTCTTCAGCGACAGCGATTCGTTGCCAAACAGGAACAGCATCTTGGCAATGCCGAGGCCACCCGATGAGCGGTCGGTTTCCTTCTTCGTCCCGGCCAGCGTCAGGAACGCCTTGTTGATGATCTCCGGCGTCATGCCAGCGCCGTCGTCGGTCAACGTGATCGTGCGTGCGTTCTCGTCAAGGCTGACTGAAATCTCGCCACTTCTTTGGTTGCCCAGCTTGATCGCATCCTTGATGGCGTCGAATGCGTTCTGGAACAACTCCTTGATGGTGACGGGGCCGATGTCGTTGAGATTGCCATAGAGTTGCGGCCCCAACAGCTTCGCCATCCGTACCATGTCCACGCCCGGTTCAGCCCGGATGGCACTCAGCATGTTGCCACCTTCGGCTGGCGGCTCCTTGGGCGCGCCTTCCTCGGGTTCGGGTTCCGTACGGATTTCCGCAGCGCGTTCGCGCAGCAGCCGTGCGACTACGGGCCTGCCCTTCGCATCGTTCTCGTCGGCGAGTGCTTCCATCTGCTTCGCCCGCTCGAAGTTGTTCGTCGGCTTCTTGGCAGGCTTCTCTTCTTTTTTCGTGTCATCACGCGGCGTCACGATGTTGCCGTGCTGATCGCGGAGCTTCCCTTCCTCCTGTTTCAGCTTCATCGCATCGGCGAGCTTCTGGTCCTTCTCCTCCGCAGCGGTGAATATTTTCCGTGCCTGATGCGACAGGTCGCCCCAGTTGCCAAGCTCCGGCGCGATGGCCTTGGCTTCGTTCCACTTGCGCAGCGCACGCTCGCCCGTCGTCTCGGGTATCTCCGGTTCCGGCTCGGGCGTGGATACGGCTTCCGCCTTGCCCCCGGCGACCTTCCGCTTGCGCTTTACGACTGGGGCGGTTTCGGTTCCTCCCCCAGCTTTTTCAGCGTCGGCAGGCTTTTCACCTTCGGTTGCGGCAGGTGGTACTCGTCCCGTATCTGCTTTCTCATCTGTTCCTGAAACGCCGCCCACTTCTTGTTCGCCGCCTTCAGTTCTTCCGGCGTCATCTGCGCCTTCTTCTGCTTGACGGTCTGCGCCTGCCCCTTCGTCAGCGCCTGCTGTATCGGTGTCTGCTTCATTGGGTTGCTCCTGTTCTTCCGCCATGGCCGTACGCACGACGTCGGTGAACTTGCGCCGCTCCGGTGCCTGCTTCGTCTTCGGGTACATGGTGTGTGCCGCGAGGTAACCACGGACCCACTGTAGCTGGAGCTTGGGTGACAACTGCCCCCACGCAGGATCGCCTGCCGCGTACCCCATCTCGTGGTTACCGTAATCTTCCGCCGCATCCTGCACGTCAGCGTGCGAGATGGACTGGCCCTGCGCGTCGACCCACTTGTTCTCGGGCTGCACCTCTTTCTTCTTGCCTTCGACGGCGACTTCTTCACCTTCACCCTCGCCTTCGGTGGCTGCGGCTTCCGCTTCGCCATGCGTCGTGTCGTACGCCTCTCCCGTCAACTCCGGGCGGTCGTCAACTGTGGCAACCCGCTCCTTTCCCGAGTAGCCCGTAGATGCGAAGTCGACCGCCGCAACGTCGTAGCTCGACTGCAAGCCCAGCAGTTCGTTGGCGTCGTCCTCGGTAATTCCATGTTGGGCGGCGAGGGCCGCGACCTTTTCCTGCGCCCGTTTCAGCACACCTTGGAACGTCGATGGCGCAAGACCCAGCTTGGCAGCGGTGCCGCGTATCGTATCGGCGCGCTGTTCCTCGGGCGCTCCCCCGCCATCGCCCTCGTCGTCTTCCGTCCGGTACGCTGCCGTCTCGTCTGCCGCCTGCTCCTTCGCCAACTCCTCGGCGGTCTTCTCCACGCCCCCCGCGAGGTTCTCCTCCTTGCCGCGTGTGAGCCGGAGCGCTTCCCACTCCTTGTCGGTCAAGCCACCCCTGATGGCGGTAGTAAGCTGCTCCCGCTTCGCGACGCGCTCTTCCTCGGTGGGAGTTGCCGGTGCCGCAGGCGGGGTTTCCACTTCGGTAGTGGTGGCACCCTTCGGCGTTATGTCAGCGTTGAGTTTATCTGCCCATGCCTGCGCTGCCTGACGTGTGGGGAAGTCTCCCTGCTCCTCCCTGCTTCTGCCATCTTTGCTGGCGTTGCCTATGTAGAACTTCCCCATGCGTTCTACGACGTGCCACACCCCCGGCACAGGTGCGGTGGACGTCGGTGCGGCGGTTGCAGTAGGAGCGACACCCGCATGCCGCGCAGCCGCAGCCCCAACCGCATCCTGCATTGCTTGCTTCGCTTCAGCTTTCTCTTCCGCTGTTTCGGCGAGGTTATCCAGCGCGATAGCTTTCTTCGCCGCCCTTTGTTCTTCTGGTGTCAGGTCGAGCTTGACCTTCCACTTGCTGTCAACCGACCCGATCCCCTTGGCGTAGACAGTGATGGAACCATCCCCCTGAGTTTCGTAGTCGATAAACGGTGCTTCGCCTGCCGCCACCCGCTCACGGAGTTTCGCCAACGCAGCTTCCTGTTCAAGCGTCTTTGGCTCAACCGTCGTGACTGCACCGGGCAACTTGCCTGCATCCCCGACCTTGGCAGCGGCGAGCGCGCTCTCGGCCTTGAGGTTGGCTTCCCAGTCATCCAGCGACAGGCGCTGATCTTCCGGCAGGCCGAGAAGCTCGTCGTGCAGCCGGAGCATGTCCTCCGCGTTGGCTCTCCGGGCCATCTTGCCCTTGCCCGGCTGCGTAAGCGCACCAACAATTTTCGACTTGAGCGTGGCGACGGCCTCATCCACCGTCTTCGGGTTGCCTGTCCACCGGACAAGCTCCTGATGGGTCAGGTAGGGTCTGTCCGCTCGCGCTGCGTGCTTCTCGGGGAACAACCGCGCGTGCGCGTCGAGAATTTCTGCCCGCGTGGCTTCGACCTGCTGGAGCACCGGGTCGACCGTCGCAGCAGCGGTGGCAGGGGCGGCAGCAGTCGTGGCGGCGTCGGCTGCGGCCTTGGGCTTGACCTTGGCAGCAGCAGGGACCGGCGCAAAGGTACCGGGAGCGACCCCAGCCGCACGTTCCATCTCGCCGACGGCATCGGTCCCATACACAGGCGCGGCAGGCGCAGCGCCCGGATTGAGCCGTGCCATGAGGTCGTCTTCGGCCTGCTTCTGCGTGTAGGCCGCGTGTTCCTCCGGCGTGCGCAGACCCAACCCCTCGGGTGCGAAGTGCGACCCGAACTGCTCCGCGTAATCTTGGTCGGGCAGGCGCTTGGTCAGGTCAGCAGGTTGCTTGGTGTCGAGCGGTCCACGATGACCGCCAAAGGCATGCAGTGAGCCGGGAAGGCCACCGAGGATCGCGCCGCCGATGGCCGACTCCTTGTACCGCTCAAGCGCACCGGGATCAGTGAACGTGGCGTTGGGATTCACACCCATCCGCCCCCACTGGTTCATCACTTCCTGCCCAGTCTCGTTGACCGCTTCCGACGCACCTGTGGCGAGCACACCCGACGCGGCGCGGCCCGCCATGTTCTTTTCCAGACTCTTGATGCCCAGCCGAGGGAGTGCGCCCTTGGTGACCGCACCCTCCAGCCCGAGGATGTTAAGCGCCGAGTACGGCAACGCTGCGGCCATCGCGCGTGGCAGGTTGTACTTACCCGCCTCTTCCTGCTGGTTGCCCAGCACGTCGCCCAGCGAGGACGGGTAGGTCACTGCCGGGATCATGGCCGTGCGGGCCAAGGCGGGGGCTGATTCTTCCGCCGCCGCGAGCGCAGCGCGCCGCTCGGCGAACGTGGCACCGGCCCTGACCCCCTGCCCGCCAAGGAACTCGGGCACGGTGACGCCAAGCCGTGCAGCAGCGGGGGCGTAGCGAGCGAGGATCGCAGGCGTCAGCGCGCCACCCGTCGCCACGTCAGCGAGCGTGTAGCCCGCCGCTTCGGCCATGTACGGGGCTGAGCTTGCAAAGAGTTGCCCGACATACGGCAGCGCTCCCTTCTCGGGGTCGCCGAACTTCATCTCCTCGAACGAGTGCGGGGCCGTGGACAGAGATTGCAGCGCTTCCGCCTTGGCTTTCTTTTTCGCAGTCCATTCCGCCGCGCCGGGGATGCCCATCGCTGAACCGATGTGGCCCATGCCCGCCTTGTAATTCTCCCACCCAGCCGACAACTCCTTGCCCATCATCGACGAGGGCGCGTCGTACCCGTAATAGTCGGCAATCTCCTTCGGGTCCATGCCCGTAGCTGCCGACGTCTTTAGCAAAATCTCGTCGTCGGACAAATCCTTCATCCACGGGATTTTGGTACGGAGACTGTCGAAAGCCATGGTACTTACGGGCGCGCAGAAGTAAACGCGGCCCCTGTCGGTTGCGTAGTGGCGTACTTGGCGTTCAGCGCGTCGAGTTCTGCTTTCGCATCACTAAGATGTTTGAGTGCTGAAGAATATCCTGCGGGGTTGTCTCGTTTCTGACGAACGCCGAATTTCCGAAGTGCAGCCTCGGCCTCGCTGAGCCGCTGTTCCGCTGCTGTATCAGAGGTAGGCGGTCCAGCAGTCACCCCAGCCGCAGTAGGCGCTACCGGTGCTGCCCCCGGACCAGTACCCCCCGGACCAGCACCCATCGCCGCCACTATTTTCTGCGTCAGCGGATCGACAGACACAAAGTCTTCGAGTCCATACTGACTGATGAACGCATCACGTTTTTCACGACCACCCTTACCCTCAAACGCACCTGAATCCTCCATTACAGTGAGCTTTTTGAACGCCGTACTCTGCACGTCGTTCATCTTCTTCATCGTCGCGTCGTGCGGAGCAACCATGCGCGCTGCCTGCAAACGCGCCTGTGCATCGCTTATGCCGGGGTTCGACGCCTTGACGATTGGCATATAGGTGTCGATCAAATCCTGCGCCTTCTGCGCTGGCGTTTGCTTCTCTTTGTTAGACGCTGCGTTGAAGTAGTTGGCATGCGCGAAACCTTGCGCCGCCATAGATTTCTTGTAGGCAAGTTCAGCCGCTGCGTAGTCGCCGGTCGTTTCGTAGATCATCTTGGCTTTGGCTGTGGCCGCGTTATCCGCAGCAGCTTGCGCTGTTGTGACATGCGCGCCTGCGGTCGTCTTCTGGATACCCAACTCCTGCGACTTGGCGTACGTCTCCGGCGTAAGCATCTTGTACCCTTGGTCGATCATCGCCTGCACCGATTGTTGCGTAACCGGTTGCGGCGGCGTGATGTACCGGCCATCCGGTCCCGCGACGCCCGAGTGTTGAACGCCGTTACGCTCCTCGACCACAATCTCGTGTCCATCGGGCACATGATCGTGGTAGCCCTGCTGGATCAAACGTAATGCGGCTGCGGAGTTACCCGCACTGTTCAAAGCATCGGCCCGCCTGACTGTGTCCCATACCTGCCGTTGTTTCTGTTGCTCAGCCTGTTGCTCGGCTTGGTACGCCAGCGTCTGCTGTGTAGCAGCAGCTTGCATGTCTTGCAGCCGCCCGCTGCCACCGTAAATAGCCCCTCGCTCACGCGCGACATCCGCTGCGGTACGAACAACTTTCTTCGTGGGTCCACCAGACCCCGGCCCCATGAAATCCGGCGCAGCTTCCGTGGCGTCCGCAGGCGCTCCCGTGCGCTCCACGTCTTGGTAGGTACCTTCAGGGCGCACCTTCTTGAGTTGCGCCGTAAGCTCATCGTCCAGCTTCTGCTGCTTCTCGACGCGCTTGCGTTGGTTTTGCAACGCCTGAAATTCCTGCCGACGCTGGTTGTCTTGGTCACCCTCGACGTAGCCTTTGCTTGCACCGCCCGCGATGTTGAGCCAGTCAGCCATGTCTATTCCTCCCACCCCTGTGGAGCTTGCGCGGAGTTTCAGATTCCGGTGTGGCAATTGCCTCGCGAGGTTCGTTTTCCCACGCGAGATACAGCGGACGCCCTACCAGCGTGAACTGCCCGTCGCGGTACAGGTACTGGCGTTTGCCGTTGACCGTGGCGAGCAGGCACCCGGCGACGAACTCGCCACCGATGCTTTCCGCGAAGCCCGCGAGGTTCATGCGATCCCCAATTGCTTCTCGTGCTCCAGACCCTTCTGGCGCATCTTCTCCAGCCGGTCGATGCCGAAGAACTTGACCGCCCCCACCGGCATGACGAACTCGCCGTCAGAGAGCGCCGCCATCACCTCGTCATCCTTGGGTCCACCGGGGCCATCGACCTCGCCGGTCTGCCCCTGCGAGCCGGGATTGACCTCGCCGCCATCCGCCCACCACCCCGCCGCGTTGCCGATGCCGTACAGCGCGAGGCCCGCGCCGACCACCGGGACTGCCGTGCCCAGCGCCGCCGCCGCGCCCATGCCAGCACCCGCCGCTTCCAGTCCACCCACGGTTCCAGCCGTCGCAGCAGCGTCGGCAGCGGCGGCAGCTTCAGCAGCCTGCGCGGAAGCGAGGGCGGTTTCGGCGTCAGCAGCAGTCGTTGCCCCTGCCTGCGCGGCTTCCAGCGCTGCCGCGTCCTGACCGGCACCCACCTGCGCGGACGCGAGCGCGCTCTCGGAGTCAGCAGCCGTTTTCGCACCGGCATACCCCGGCGTACCCATCGCCTTGTCCACCGCATTCTCTGCCGCGACCTTGGCGCTGGCTTCGTACCCCGCCTGCCCCGCCCGCGCATCAGCGGGTGAAAGTTGCAGCCCGCGACCGAACGCCTGTGCCCCCGGCGACCCAGCCGCCTGCCCACCCGCTTCCGCCGCCTTGCCGACGCCGTACTTCATCGCCTGCATACCCATTGGGGTTGCGGCGGCGGCACCCGCCTGCTCCGCGCCGCTTGGCGGGGGCGGGGGACGCATGGGCGGCGGCGCGGCGACCTGTGGCGTGGACATGAAGCCACCGCCACCACCCCCACCTGCGAAACCACCCTTCGCGAGGCGCTGCACATATCCGCCGCCTTTGAGCCGCAGGATGCCGCGCTTCTCTACCATCCCACCATCCGCTTTGCCCTTGTCGTAGTCGTTGTACGCGCCCCAGATATTCGTCCCGGCGCGCACGATGTTGCCGACCGAGTTGGCCTGCTGTTGCTGCGCTTGGTTCTGCGCGGTCAGGCTGGAAGTAGCGGCGTTGGCAGCGGAGTTCGCAGCCTGCGAAGCCTGCGTCGGCGTGCCCATCCCCATGCCGATAGCGTCCTGCGTCCGGGCGAAACCCTTGTCGCGGATGCTGTCGCGCGCCGTCGTCTCGGCAGCGGCCTGCTGCGCAGCACCCTGAATGCCCATCTCGCGCACGCCCTGCTGCCAGCGCGCATCGCCGGGGTTGAGGCCGTACGAGGCCATGTTCCCCTCCAGCGCCTGCTGCTGCTGGCTAATGGCACCGCTGGCAGACTTGCCCGCCCGCTGCGCTGCCTGTTCCTGATTGGCCTGCGAGCCGTAGTCCTGCGCCTCGCCCAGCCAACTCTTGTACGCAGGAGCGACCGTGCCCTTGAAGGTGTTCCCGAGGAATTCGGCTTGATCGGCTTGGATGCCGTACAGCCGGTCGAGGTTGGCGTAGTTTTGCGGCGCGCTGCCGCCGCCCTTGGCGAGATCGACCGGGCCGTCGTACTCGTAGCTCTCAGCTTCGGTCTGAACGAGTTCGTCGCCGCGCCATTCGTATACGACTCTAGTGAAGACCCGCATGATGCACCTCCCGCTCCATGACGACGTACGCTTGCTGCGTGTCGGGGAATAACCGCTTGATACGGCGGGCGACCGCAGGGCGCACATAGCACCGCACGACGGACGCTTCCATATTGGTGGCGAGTTTGTCGATCAAGTCCCAGCAGGACGGAAGACCGGCGAAGTTCTTGCCCGCCATAGCAATGATGTTGAACACCGACTGCCGTGGGTAGTTGATGACTTCAAAGGCGAACAGCAACTCCAACGTGTCCCCTTCTTCCTGCGCCAGCACACCGATAGCACCGACCAGCACGCCGGAAAGAATGTCGTCGACTTCGAGTTCTCCCCGCGCATGCTGGATGGCTCTGTCCAGCATGGTGCGAAACTCAACCCAACGCGCGGCGACTTCGGCTTGAGGTACAAGGCGTAGCGTCGGCATGGTAGCAGTTTGGCTCATATTGGGGGGAAGCGGTCGTTCACTTCCTTGATCTTGTCGTAGAACCCCTCGACCTTGGGCAGGACGCCCGCGTCCATCGCCTGCCACAGCGCGAGCACCAGCGCCCCGACGTTGGGATACGCCTGCGCTCGCTGACTGAGATATTCCGGCTCACTGCCACCCCACACCCACATGCCGTTGACGTACTTCTTGTTGCCAAAGTCAGGCTTCTCCGCATTGACCCCGAGGTAGCGATAACCCGGAAACAACTCCAAGTTCAGTTCATAGTCCGTGATGTCGGGAAAACCATCGGGCTTGACATAGATGTAGAAAGGCATGGCTAGATGTTCGCCATGGTGACGAGCAGGCTAAAAGCGCGAATGTCGACCTTGGCGGGATTGAGCGGTAGCTCAAGAGAGTTGGTGGGGGACACGCCAAATTCCCACTTGGAATTGATCGCACAGGGAGTTGTGCCTACCCACGCGCACGTCAGGGCACCGTAGTCGGGTGTTGGCTCAATGGTCGTGTTCAACCGCTGCCACGCCTGACCGTTCAATCTGCGCCAAATTGAAATGTAGTGATCGGCAATGCCCACGAATATCACTGTAGTCGGGATGTCGATACCGATGCTGTCTCCCTGCCGGATGCGATGCGTAGTAGGTGCAGAAGCGTGCAGGCTAGGGCCATAGAACGTGACATTCGCTGAAGTCTGAATGCCAGTACCGGTGATGCTATCTGCACCCCATGCACCCGTTGCAACACTGGGCAGGACTTGTCCTGAGTCACGGTCGAGCAGCGTCGACCCCGAATATATCTTGCCGAAAAGAACAGCGCCGTTGAACTCCGCGCTGCCGTCCTGCCGGATGATCCAGCCGTAGGTTTTCGGAATCCAAGAGTCAGACTGGATGCGATCCGAGATGTAGGCGATGTTCATCCGCACCAAGCCGCCCGAAACCGCAAACGGTGGCACCAGCCCAGTGGTTGAGTGATATACAGCGAAGGTGTCAGCGTAGAAAACAACAGCGCTCTTCGGTCCTTGTCCCGGCACTACCTCGGAGAAGAGAGTCATGCCGGTGATGGCTTTGACGCCACCTGACTCCGCTTGCACCTTCAACACATACGAAGAAGTTGCGCGGCCTTCATTCAGGCTGACGTAAGTGGTGAAGTCCTGTCGGCTCGCTGCTGCGACGACTTGACCCGTGTTGGGGTCTTTGAGCGCCGTCTGCACTTGCAGGAACTTAGTTGCCGAACCTGCATTGGGGTTGGCAGTAACCGTAGTCCCGTCAACAACAAGCGCTTGGCTGCTACCGACTTCTGCCCAAAACAAATTGAGTTGCTTGGCCAGTGCCGAATCGCTTGACGTACGCGCATTTGACTCAGTAGTGATGCCTGCCGAAACACTGGAGATGCGTGCGTCGGCGGCATCTACCCATGCAGTGCCGTTCCAGCGCAGCAATTGGTTGCCGTTGGCGGTGTTTATCCAAAGGTCACCAATGACAAGCGTGTAGCTTGAGTTGCTGGACGGCGCGGGTGGTGGCTGCGAAAACGTCCTCGCCTTGAGGCCGGAGTACGCAATCACTCCGGTCAGCTTCTGCGCGCTGGCAGAAGACGAGTTAGCACTGACGTTGTTGATCTCGTTAATCAGCGCCAGATTGCCATCAACCTGTGCAGACATACCGGCGACTTTGCGAGCATTGGCCGAACTCGAAGTAGTCGATACGTTGTTGATCGCCGCAATGTCGGCGGTCGCTCTCGGCAGACCAGTAACCGGATCGTTGGTCTGCGCAGTAAGCCCAGCAAGCTGCTTCGCATTGGCCGAAGTCGACGTAGCCGATACAGTGTTGATCTGAATGATCGCAGCCGTATTCGCTATGTTGCCTGTGACCGGGTCGTTCACCGTGGCAACCATGGCAGCAGTCGCCTTGGCATTAGCCGATGTCGAAGTAACCGTTACGTTGTTGATCTCAATGATTGCAGCAGTGGCGGCGGGCAGGCCGGTGACCGGGTCGTTCACCGTCTCCTTCAACGCCCACAACGTCTGCGCGCTGGCCGACGTAGAATCGTGGGTGATCGTGTTGATCTGGGTAATGTCGTTCTGAAGACCTGAAATAATTGTGTTGATGTTGTTGAGTTCATTGCGCATCTCGCTCGTCAGCGCAAAGTAATTCGCATACAGTATGTTGCTGGTCCGACGAACTTCCGTGAAGTCGATCAGCGTGATACCCGACGCGAGGAAGTCCACCAGATTCTGAATCCACGGAGGTACTGCGGGCGGGGGAGTACCGCCACCGCCCCCACCGCCGCCCGGCCCCGGTTCGAGAGTCGATGAACCGGGTTGCCCGATACCCGCGAGCGCACGGATATTGGGATTCTTCGCAATTAAGTCCCACTCCTGCTTCGTGATGAAACGCTGCGTGTCGTCAAAGCCCGTGTTGCCATTGCGCAATTGCCAGACGTTGGCGAGCGAGTCGCAGAAGGCCCGCGTCTGCGGGTCTTGTATGCCATCCGTAGGTGCGAGGGTGTTGACCTTGCGATTCAGATAGTCATCAGGCATCAGATGTCCTTCAACTCATCCGGTGACTGCGCGAACGCGATGTCGAGCAACGTGGCTGACCCATCTACCGAGATGTTGATCTGCCACTTCAGCGCGCCGGGATGCGGCGGCAGGCGAAAATACTTCGTCCGGTCGGCAGGGTTGAGCATTTGCGTATGGATAAGTGCATCGTCTGCAATCAGCATAACCGTGATCGAACCTGACCCCGACATGCGGGCGAAGCCAATGCCGAGCTTGACGTATCTGGGCGAGATGAACTGTCTGCTGGACCAATAGGCACTCACCTGAACATCTTCACGAAAACGGTAAACGCGGCTATTCTCGGCGTAGTACAGCGTGTCGAGCACCGGTAAGCGCATCAACGCAGTATGGACGCGGTCGTAGCGTGTCATCGCCCCCTTGGCTTCATCCAACTCCAGCAGGAAGCCAGTCACTATGTTGTTAGACGGCATATCGTAAGGCACAGCAACAACGACGCCGTCGTGGTAAGCCAGCGTCATTAGCTCCAGCACCTCCCTAGGAAACATGTTGCGCCATGTCTCACGCGTGAAGTAGCGCTGGTTCACATCCAGTGACGCTTGGCTTCCTTCGACCACGACGATGCCGTCGTTCGACAGAAACGCGATGCCACCTTCGACGGCGCACATGCTGCGATGCGAGATGCCACCCACCGGAATCGGCACCGTCATGGAAGTCACCGACGCCGGATGCGGGCCGGTCACGATGTAAGTCGCCTCGCGTGTCGTCACCACGATCACCTGCGACCCCACGCAGATGCCCGTGATCGACTTGGCGAACGTCATCGAGTACTGCCATGAGTGCGGCCTGTACGGCTCGCTCATGTACAGCATGTTGTCCTTGAACGCGGCGAACCAGCCGTTGGGCGCGAGCACGAGGCCATACATTCCGGTCACTGGTGGCACCCACGACAACGACGGCAATGCCGTGCCGGTTGCCGACTGCACGGTACGAGCAGAGTCGAGGAAATACAGCACCAAGGTAGTTGTGTTTCCAGCCTTGATGTACTGCGAGCCGCCATAGGTACGGTAGATGTTGGCCTGCTTGAACGGCCTGTACCCAACGAACGGAGGGTGCAGCATCACCACCTGCACGTCCTGCAAATACGTGGGGGATATGAGCGACACAGGAGAAGGACCGGACTCCTCATCCCATGTGTTCACTTCAGTGAAGATGTATGCGCGCGTCTCGACGACACCCCACGCGAAGTTGACGTAGTAAAGACCACCGTCTCCTGCTTCGAGCGTCATGGCAATACCACCGGGCAGCGCCGACGTTGTCGCCGGAGATACCGAATTGGTAGCCGTGTTCATCTGGAACAACTGCTTGTTGTTCTCAGTCGCAGTAGCCTGCACAACGAGCACCGCTCCTTCGGGAGCGTCAGCCGGTTTCGGAGGTGGAGTGAGGGAGTAACGCTTCCACCCAGACACAGCCGTCGCCTGTACTGTTGTCACTCCGAAGTTCGCTGCACCATCCGAGTACCACGTACTGAACGCAATACTCGCTGCCGGATAGTCCGCAAGTGTGGTGCGATCTATGAGCGTGAGCACAGGCGCATTGTTAGGGTTGGGAACACCTACGTTCCACGTCAGCCCCGGATTCGGTGGGCCACTCAATGAACCCGAAGGCAGCGACGACGACGGTTCCGGCGAGGGTGACACCTTGAACACGCCGTTCTCGATGTAGTACATGCGGTTGTAAATTTCGCCAATGACGGGCGACTTGTACGCAACCAGTTCACTAGACCATGTGTACCAGTAGATTCCGTCGACTGTGTACATGCTGCGCACCGTGCCGCCCGTGGCGAGAACTTCCAGCCCGCCTCTCAGCGGAGTAAGCACGGTACGGCTGAAATCGCAGTTCGACGCGAACGCTGCGCCGTTATCCGGCAACAGGTGGGGCGGGACGCGGGGAAGCATTCCCGAAAAATCCTTGATGGATACGGCAGTCATCTACGCCACCTTCTTCTCGTCCTCGACCACGGTGATTACCGAAATCACTCCAGTCTTAACCTCGGCGTGAATCACGTCAACCTTGACGTACGCAACCACGTAATTCACGGATATGAACGCGTGCAGAACCGGCGTGCGCCTGACATGCACTCCGAACGATTCGGTAAGCTGCAAGTCATCGAATGTTGCAGTGAGAGTTGCAGTAGCAATGGCGTTGCCAACCGCCTGACCCGTGACGTCATCAAGCTGCGTGGTGTGTCTGCCACTGGCAATCACTCCCCCGCTTGCCGCCAGACTGAGGCCACCGAGTACGCTGCTGGCGACCCCACTGGCAGGAGCACTTCCTATGGACACGAACGTCGCATCCGCCAGCGTCTGCGTCAGCGTGCCAGATGCGCTAACCGAAGCCGCCCCGGAGCCGGTGAGATCATCCAGTGTCTGAGTGAGCGTGGCTTTGTACGGAGCCGTGCCGATGCCAATGAGGGGGGCATCTTCAAGTACTGCGACAAGCCCAGCGACTGCGTCAACGCCGCCTTGCAGATCACGGCCTAGATTCTCCAGTGTGACATTGGCACGCCCGCCAGTGAATGCGATGGTGCTGCCATCAAGAGTGACTTCACCGAGGGTCGATGTCAGCCCACCCACTACGCCAACATAACCGTGTGTCGCAACCTCCACGGTCACATTGCCGAGCGTCGACGTCGCAGTACCCTTTGCAACTATGCCGCCATTACCCGCAGCCGACGCATCTTCCAGCGTCGCATCCAGCGTGCCTGTGTGAACGAGCGCTGCTCTGCCAAGGAGCGGGCTGTCATCAAGTGTTACGTTGAGCGTACCTCCGGCGACAGCAATGGCCGCAGCCTCAATCGTCACCGGATCAAAGCTAAGTACGCCCTTAGCCGCTACAAGGGCGCGTATGACATCCGTAATGACAATGCTGTCGAGGGTCTGGTCGAGCGTACCGCGCGCAATGACCGTGGACGCCGAGGTGAGCGTCACCGGATCGAGCCTCTCGTACAGCAAGCCGTACGCAGCGCCATCCACGTTGTGCGCGGTGCCACCGGCGAACAACGTCACATCCTGAAGCGTCTGGGTAAGCGTGTAGGTGTTGACTTGCGCGCCAAGCCCCGCACCTACAGTGGAGTCGAGTATCTGCGTAAGTACAGCAGTAGCAGGAACTGTCGCCGCACTCGCAGCAGTTACGTTGCCAAGGAAATTATTGAAGCGAGCAGTGATGAAGATAGACCCAGCACCGTCGACTGTTACATCATCCAGCGTGACGCTTAGATGACCCGCGCCGGGCTGCGCACCAATTCCTACAAGAGTGACGGTACCAAGCTCTTGCGTCAGCGCGCCGACAGCGAGAGCCGACGCCGCCGACGTTGTTGTCAACGGTGCGAGCGTGTTGGTGGCTGTCGCAGTGACTACTGCTTGAGCAGCACTGAACAATGGAGCATTAGCAAGCGTCTGGGCCAGCGTAGCGTGAACAGCCAAACTCGCAACACCGGAAAGCGTTGCATCGTCCAGCGTCTTCGCAACCTGACCCTGCGCGAGCGCACGAGCAACGCCGGTGAGCGTTGCAGCACCAAGCGTCGTGGTGAGCACAGCAACTACAGCAACAGTGCCTGCACCTGATCCAATAGTGCTATCCAGCGTTGCAGTAAGCTGGGCGAGACGCCAGACTTCACCAACGCCTGTTACGGCGACGTTGGCCAGTGTGGTGCTGAGTGCGCCTACTATCGGTACAGCTACTGTGCTGGTTAAAGTGCAGTTACCAAGCGTCTGGGTAAGTGCGCCGGTTGATAGTGCAATCGCTGTGCTGGTTACAACACAATCACCGAGTGTCTGGGTAAGCGTGCCAGTAGCTGGAGCCACCGCTGCCGAACGCATCGCGACGAGCGAAATCACACAGCGTGCGTTCGGGAGAGTTCCATTACGCCACGGCGCGCTGGTGACACCGGCAACAGGAAAAATACCAGCAGAACAATTGACCCCGTACCCGCCGTTGCTATTGCCTTTTTTCTCCTGCGTCAGATTGGCAGGCTTGGTGATGACGCCGGGTGGTTGGGCACTGACCAACCACAACAGCATTTCATCCGCTACTGTTGTGGTAATGTCGGGACCAGTAGCAACGCCGTCGGTGGTGGCGTCGGTAACGACTGCCTCGGCGTCAACCGTCGCCAGAGCGCCGGAGATAGCAGCCATGACGCCAGCGGTTGCAACCGTGCCGCCGCCGCTGGCTATCCATGAATAGCTGGCTGGCTCGCCGGACGCGAGCTTGTAAAACGTCTGGTGACGCAACCCGAAGGTGGTCGCGACGCTGTGCAGCAGCGTCCAGCCTGCCAATGTTCCGAATGTCTTTGAGGAACCCTCGATGAGTCCGCTGAACACCAGCACGTCGCCGTCGACCGTGCCCGCAGGTGTGGCAATGACAAGCGGCGCGCTCGTCCCATTAGCCGAGGCGAAGGTTATGTCGCGTATTGCTTGTGCCATGATTAATACGCCGCCATGTTGGCGAGAGGCACGGAAAAAGAAGCCGAGAGTTTAGATGGCACGTTAGGAGTCGGGCCGCGCAATGGACAGGAGTGCGCACCCTCGGCGTAGGAGGGAGGTTAATCTTCGGTAATGCTGTAGCTTTCCTTCAGCGTGGCAACGCTTTCGCTGCCGCCTTTACCTTGCGCCGTTCCTTCGCCGCCGTCCATTGCTTGTCAATGTGTTTCTTCAACTCATCGACCGCTGCCTGCACCTCTTTCTCGTCGGCGTCGTCGTGGTCGATCACCGAGTTGAGGTTGGTCTTCATCAGCACCACTTTCTGGGCGACGTTCATTACGCGTTTCCATCCGTGAGAGTGAACACCGTGACGTTGATCGTCTGCAAGTTCGCCAACTGGTTGTTGTCGAGAATCAGGTCCGCAGGCGCTGCCGTGCCCACCACACCTTGGATATGAGTCGTTAGACCACTGCTGTCCTTGATGCGGAACGAGATGGCGACGCCACCAGCATTCGCTTGGCCGGTCCACGTCCCCGCCAGCGCTTTGGTACCGTTCGACGCACTGTTCATCCAGTCGCTGGGCAGGTTGAGCGTAGCGAGCACGGTTGCCGGGTCCGCAGCCGCACAATTCGCAGGAACTGCACCCGCAAACAGTACGAGCTTCGCGCTGGTACCGATGGTGGACTCGATTTGGTCGAGCCGGTTGTTACGTACTGTCTGACCAAGTTGGATTCCCATGTAAGGCTCCTCGTATTAACCGACTTGACTGCGGACTTGGAACTTGAGCAGATCGTACACGGTCTGCTTGTCTCCGTTGGAAAATGTAATCTCGATCTCGCCCTCGTACGCGCCCAGCAAATCCTTCAGCGTATCGTCGGGGAAATTGAAGTAGCAGACACCGGCCATCGGATCGTTGATGGTGCAGGGCAGGGTAGCGAGTAGGTCCGTCGCGCCTGCCTGCCGGAAGTACACGACGATGGTGGCGTCGGTGATGTTCACTGGCACGTCTTCCGGGTTCATCAACGTCATCACGATGTACGGACGGTTGTCGCTGGCAACGAGTTTGATCTTGTCGGCCATGTCACCAGAACCTGCGCAGGTGGACTGAGATCGGCGCGCGCACCTGCCCTTGATTCACATGGGCGCGGGCGTTGGCGCAGTCGGACAGGAACTGCTTGCGATACACCATCGCTGCCTTTGGCTCGCTCCACTGCTGATTCGGGATCGCCATCAGCCGCGATGCCGCGCCGTGTGCGATCTCTTCCGCATACTCTTCGAGGATGTAGTCGATGATCTGCGTGGACTTGCGCAGCGGCGTGAACGCGAGAATCCCGGTCAGCGCGTCGGTCACCGACTTGTCGGGCTTCATCACCAGCGTGACCTCGTTGGGGTTCAGCATGGTGAACACGGTCGGCGTACCCTCCATCTGCATCCAGTCACGCGTGAAGTGCGACGCGATCTCGGAGATCGACTTCTTCCACAGGCGCGAGCCGTTGTAATACAGGTCCACGACGTGGGCGAGATTCGCGTTGGTCGGCACGTCGAGTTCGTACACCGCCTCGCCCTGCTGCGACGAGATGGGGTCTATCGAAGCCTGCCAGATCAGCGACTCCTTGCAGAACTCGATACAGGCGCTGCGGACAGCCTGTTCCGCTACCGGGTCCGCTACGTGCGGGACGAGTGGAATCAGGTAGGGGAAGAAAGCCGAGTAGTCGACGTTGGCCATTACTTCTGCGTGGCAGGGATGTTCGGGTTGAACCCGCCAACGCTGAGTGCCTGCGCAGGAGCCGTCACCGTTTCCGCCGTGACCTTTGCGCCAAGCAGCGTCATGAACTGACCGTAGAACGCAGTCGCTTGTGCAGCGTTTGCTGCGTACTCCGCGTCCTTGCTGTACGCCCGGTACAGCATGTAGTTGATGAGCGCCGTCGCGTACACGTCGTCCACCAGAATCGTCGCCCCCTCCACGATGTCCGTGGGCGAAGCAGCGTAAACGAGGTCCACGCTGCTGCCACCTGACGACGGCGGGTAGACGTAGAACGTCTTGGGGTCGAGCGGACTATAGACGTAGTGCTTGATGGCGACGGCTGGCGACGTTATGTGCCAGTTGGGTGTCTGCGCGTCGAGAATCTCCCGCGACACCACCCGGATTGCCGCTCCACCCACATTACGCGGAACGTCGATCAGCGAGACGCCATCGAGCGGCAGTGCCTGCTTAGAGCCACTCGTCAGCGACGTAGGAACATTCTTGATGTACGCGTTGGGCTTGTGCAGAACGATCTCGCGCTCGCCATCATTCAGCCAGCCCAGCAACTCGATACGCGGCCACCGGATACTGGTCGTGTCTTGCAGGATGATCGCAGTGCGGTCGATCAAAGCCCCGGCGGTAATCGTCGACATATCTTCTCCGAAGATGCGGTTCCCCCTCCCCCACACAGGAGAGGGGAGATGCCTAGTGTACTAGCCCGCAACTTGGCAGACGACCATTCCTTCGGGCTTGACCACCTTGCGCCCGTAGACCACGAGGCCACGGATAAGCTGCCCGAAATCGGAGGGATTCGGGATGCTCTCGACCTTGTTGATCTGCGACGCGAAGGTCCACGCTGACTTGTGGCCCGCGTACATCACATGCCGCTTGGCGCTGGTGTTCGCGCCGCCGAAGTAGTCCTTGTTCGTCGCAGCAGCGGGCAACAGGTTCGACACGTACACATCGAAGCGGTCGATGCGCCCGATCTTGCCGTTGCGGACGATAGACGACGCGTCCCCCATCCACTGGGCTTGCGCGAGGTTGGACGACATGAGCAGGTTGCGCTCGAACGGCGTGAAGATCAGGAAGCGATCCGACTCGGGCACGTTCTGCTCGTCGAGGATCGACGCCATCGCGGTGATCTGCGCGAGGATGTTCGCACCCGTCAACACAACCGGCGTGGCGTCGACACCCATGTTGTACGCCAGCGAAATCTTCCCGGCAGTCGCCCCGACGTTGGCAGGGTCCGCGCCCGTGACGACGGCTTGCAGGCACTCGCGGTCGACCTGAATCTTCATCTGATTCGCCGCGTCGGTGGTGAACATGTCCATCAGGTTCGGCTGGGCTTGGTACTCCAGCACATCGCTGACGTTCACGCCGAAGTAGTAGCCCTTGTCAACCTGAAGCTCGATGACGCTCGGCGTCGGCGCTTCGTACGTCAGGCTGGTGCCGACGGTGTACGGGCTGATCGTGATCGACGGGATGTTGTTGATGATGACCTTGTCGCCCATCGACTTGATCTCACCTTCCCAGTTGGTGTTCGATACGTCGCCAAACGTCGTAGCTGCGTAGAACTTGACGTTGAGCTTGCTCGACCAGACCGACGGAATGAAGGTACCCGAGTACGACGGCGTGGTGGTGAACGGTGATGCTACCGGATAGACCGGTGCTGCGGTGATGGTTGCCATTGACTATCTCCTGTGCGGGGCGAGCGGGCGGTTAGGCTTCGGCGGCAGCGGCGTGGCGCTTCTTCCCGCCTGCCTTGTAGCGAGCTTCGGCGTCCGCTTCGTCCTTCTCGGCTTCGGCCCTTGCTTTGGCGTCCGCTTCGGCCTTCTCCTTGGCCTCGGCCTCGGCCTTCGCCTTCGCTGCGGCAGCGTCGGCCTTGGCGATACAGCGCGCCTTGGCAGCTTCCGCTTCCATTTCAGGAGTGCGTACGGCGAGTGCATCCCCCGACGCCGCTGGAGCAGCGCTGAGATTCACCGCCCAGTCCGTATCCGAAACAGGAATGAACGTGGTCACTACCATGGGTTGGAGATCGCAGGACTCGTCGATCCCTTCGCCTTGAATCCGGCCATTCTCCGCTGGCCAGACATGCCCGTGCGCCGCAGGCGGCGTACCGTCGGGGTTGGGCACCGAGATCACGGTGATCGGCGAACCGCCGACGTGTGCAACAGGAAGCTGCACCGAGTCTTCACCTTCCGCAGTGTGGACAACACACACGTCGGAGCCGAGTACCGGAGCGCCTTCGCGTTCCGTGCCAACTGCCATTACTGCGACATTGGAGCCGCCGCGTCCTTGAGGAAAACTGGTTCCAGCCATAGCCGTCTGCTCCTTGTGGAGCCGCCCCTGTCAGGGCTTCAGACGGCCCTCCAGCAGTGCGGCGTTCAGTTCATTTTCGATTTGGGTCGCTTCGTCATGCCGACCAGCCTTCATGAGTCGGACGATCTGCATCGACTCGGCCTCGTATTCCTTGGCCGTGTACGTGCGCTTTTCGCCCGGCACGGTTGCCGGTCCACCAGACTTCGCGGGTGTCACCTGACGAGAAAGCTCAGACCTACGGCCTGCCGGAACGGGTGCGGGCTGCGGTGCTCGGGGTTGCGTCTGCGCGTATGCCGTGAACACTTCGATGGCGCGCGCTGCATCCAGCTTCTCCGCTGCATCCACGAGAACATCGTTCCAGAGAAAATTCGCTCCCGGTACTTTCGAGCCTAGCCATTTCTGGCAAGCCTCGGTTGCCTGCACCGCTTCCCAGTTCGGAAACGCTGCGGCGAGATTCCCGAAGAACGAGTCCCTGCTGGACGCGTGTTGCGTCTCGCGGACCTCTCCTACCTGCTGCGTCAGTTGAGCCGTCAGCGTGCCAATCTGCTTGATGTACGCTTCCTCGCGTTCGCCGAATTCTTCTCGGGCCACGCGCCGCGCCATGTCGACCAGATCAGCACCGAAGGCTTCCGAATCCTTCTCGGTTACCAGACGCGCCTTGGGTTCGGGCGGCGTTGCAGGCTTCGTCTGCAACGTGTCGATGCGCTCGTTGGCTTGGCGTAGTGCATCGCGAAGAGACTGCGTCTCGCGAGCAAACATGCCTTGGAGGGTGCGGTACTTCTGCTCCCACTGACCATCGTCGCGCCTCGGCTCTACCGGGGGCGTGGCTGGTGCCGGGGCAACGCTTAGCGGTGGTTGAACTTCCGCAGGAGCTTGTTGAGATGCGGGCTGTTGACTTTCGGGCGCGAGAGGCTGTGCGTTGTTCGCTTCCTCCATTGCTTTGTCGTACGCCGCAACATCTTCAATCTGCTGCTGAACCACTTTAGGCAATGCCATCGTCGTTTCTCGCCTTCCCGGTCAAGGGGCTTGGGCTGTGGGGGAGTAAGCCCGCAATGCTTCGGCTTACTCTGCTTCAGGGTCGAGCAACTTCAACAACTCGTCGAGTAGTACGGCGCGGCCTTGTAGGCGTTGCACATTCTCTATCGACACTAGCGTCAGGTTCCTCATGATGACCTGATGTTCCGCTGCGAGAACGCTTTGCAGAACCCGGCCATCGGGGGACCGTACTACGCGTTTCAGTGCTTCAAGCTGCTTGGAATCAACTTTCACTTCTTCTTGCGAACTTTGCCGCCGCGTGCGAGCCGCGTTTCCCCACCTTGCTGACCGGGGTCTGCTTCCCCACGCTCCATCGCATCCATCCGGGCCTGCCGCCGCCGCATCACATCACCCAATCCCAAACCGCCAAGAGGTGCCGGAGCAGGCTTCTTCGGCGGTTCCGGTTTCGGCTCCGGCTTCGGTTCCACCTTGCCGCCCTCGGCGTACCGCCGCCGCTTGACCGTTACCTTGGCCATGCTACTTGACCTTGCCGCCGCGCTTGAATCCCGGTCCTGCGGGCACGGTGCCCACCGGGGGTAGTGCCATCGGTGGGCGTCTCGGCGGTCTACCCGCCCGCACCCTCTTCGGCACTTGCTTCGCGAATGGATTGGCTTTGGCCATGGCTACGTCTTGCCGCCCTTGGCGAACGGCTTGCCCTTGGCGAACGGATTTGCTTTGGGCTTCACGCCCTGCATCCGATCCATGCGCTCTTCCGCCGCCGAACCTTCGCGCGGCATCGGCTTGGCTTTCGCCTTGGCTTTCAACTTGGCGAATGGGTTGACCTTAGCCACGGCTGCTCGTCTGGCCGTATTCCGTGCCATGCCCCGTGTGAATGGTCAAACCACCCTTGCTTGTTGCACCGCTCTTGTGACCCTTACCGGTGAAGCTGCGCTCCGCTTGGGTCGGCCCAATCTCCTTGCCGTGTCCCGTGTGGATGGGCAGCGTGCCGCATGAAGTCGCGGTAAGCCGCTTGGTGATGGATGGCTTGCCTACAGGACTGGGGTTACCGGGAAATCCTCGTTCCATGTGTGTTCTCCTGTGACTTGTCGCGTTGTACTGCGGACCACTAGAGCTTGTCAACAAGCTGTGTACTCATGCTGCCTTTTGTGGAGCGAAGTTGTCGGAAATCGGCGCGCCGTCCTGCAACATCTGCCCGTTCTGCACAGGTGCTGGCGGTGATCCGCCCTGCGGCGGTACGCCGCCCGGTCCCGCCATGGGTGGCGCGCCACCCTGCTGCGCCTGCAAAAGTTGCTGCGCGAGCTTGACTTTGAACTGTGGCGGTACGATCTGGTCGGGGTCCATGTCGAGGTTCTTTGCAGCCTCGCGCAGGATCGCTGCGATGCCGTCGACGCCGACCACCTGCGTGAATACCGGGTTCGCGCCGACGGTGTTGAGGAACTCGTTGCGCCGCACCTGCGCCGACTCCTTGGCGACCACGCCAATGGCCCCCTTGGCCACGATCTGCACGTCGCCCTTGAGCGAATCGTCCTCGCCGTACTTCATGTTGTAAAAATACAGGCGGTTTAACAGCGGCGTGATGACGCTGTTGTCGATGTTGCTCACCACCTGCTTCATCGACTTGTTCGCGTTCGTCATGAGCATCGACATACCGGAAGCGGTGCGTCCTGCGCCCCCCGTGGGCGAGTCGCCGGTCATGTAGCGGGGAATCGACGAGTATTCGTCAGCCAAAATCGCGAATTTCTCGAAAACGGCCATCAATTCGGCCACATTGAGGTTCGGCTGGAAGAAAGTGATGGCATCGGCGGTCGAACCCATCGGATCGGACGTGAATTGCCATATTTTCCATGGATACATCTGCTCAATGTCCTCACCGGGCGGCATCCGGTCGGAATTGACCCCTACTTGAGGGCCGGAAGCGATGCCAGCGTTGTTCGCGATGGCTCTTCCGACCGAATTACACATGTCCTGACAGTCTCTTACGAGGTCGCAAACCGAATTTCCCCAAAATAGGCCCGGAACGTCCTCATAACTCGCCTTAAAGTATGGTTTTTGCCCCAGCGGGTGGTAATTCAGCAGCGCTTTGATGACGTAGGGGCCGATCAGCCACACCTCGACCGGGTAGTTTTTCGCCGGATCGGGCACCTCTTCTTCGCTCATGCCCCAGTCGAGGAGCATTTGACCCGATACC